ACACTTACACACTATTGCTGGGGCAGGACCGTCTTGAATAGGAAAAAAACTTTCAGTTACTTCTTGACACTTTGAACACTTGTAGTTGTAATCAGGCATTTTTCCCCCTGTATGGCTCACACCGCTTGCAACCCTTTACAGAGTCAATATTACACATAGGTGGGCGGTTGTTGTCAACTGCCCAAGCAATGTCCAAAGCTTGATCAAACAGCTCTTTGGTAAACTCTGGGTTGTACTTGACTACAAACTCTTTATAATCTTGATTTGCTTTAAGCTCATAGATAAAGACAATCTCATTCGGAGCAGAGGGAAGATCACCACTCTCAACCATAAGATGAGTTAGGTGAAGGTAAACCTGTCCTTGAAGTTGATGCGTACGGAAAGGTGCTCGGATATTGCGCCAAGCTTTCTCTAAGTCTCCATCAGACTGTGCAAGTAAAGCCGGAGCCTCAAAGCGCAGAGTTCCAGCGCCAATAGACTTAATCTCAATAAGGCAATCTTCACCTAGACCTTTTACCCAACCGTCAGAATGCCCACCAATCTTGTGCTTATTGCTCCACAGAGGAACCTCATCATATGTAAACACTCCGCACTCTGGATCTTCAAAGTTTAGGTCAGAAGCTAATTCCCAATCAGATGGACCGCACTCACTGCACTCCCACTTACCGTAAAGAACGCCCATCTCTGTAAGCCACTTCTGCCACTTAGCGTGGATAGTGTGGCCTTCATCAAAAATAGATTGCAAACGAAGAGTAGGTTTTTCTCTAACTTCTTTGTAGTTGCCAAGAATAGCGTGGTACTGGGCAAGGTGGCACCACTCAGGCTTGATCATGTCGGATGGGTGAATAATATCCATGCGACGATTATCAAAAGGCTTAGACAATAGATGGCGCTCAATTGGCCCCATTAAACGAGTCTCTCGTTTATTTGCGTCTAAGTATGCTTTTAAAGAAACCGTCTTAGGTTTGCCCGTATTTGCCATCCTGGTCTATCCAATCGTCTAGTGTTAAACCTTGTTTTTCATACTTACGCTTTGCTGCATTTCTTTCTCTGTGAGACATTCCCCCAAAGATTCCGTGCAACTCGTCGTTTATGATAGCTTCTTTAAGACATTCTTTGCGAACTGGACAAGCTGGTCGCCCGTCCTTTCCCCAACAAATTGCCTTAGCTTGAGTAGCTATCGGTTTATATAAAGCCTTGTCTCGTGGAGGAAAAAAGATTTCTGTATCTTCTCCTCGGCACTTAGCCGAGTATCTCCAAGCCCAAGTAGGCTCGTCATCATGTTCCATTTAGTCACTCCTAAGTGCGTTACGAAGTTCAAAGAAATCCTCCTCTCCCAAAACTACGTAGTTCTCACCATCAAGATGAAGACCTAACACCGGTATACGACTATCAAGGATAGCTTCGGTAGTAATCTTCTTAAGAACTTCTGATTTAATGGTTACTGATTTCTTTCCAGTCCATTTGTGCTCAATCAAAAGATCATCACTCCGTACATCCCCTTTACGTGACCAGAACGCACCCGATGCAGCTGAGCGCTTACCGTCCACCAATTTCTCTAAACGCTTCTCATGCTTTAGAGATTGCTTCTGTCCCTCACTCTTCATCGAGAGCCAAAATCGGTTGAGCTTTGATAGTGCTCATTACCGCCTTACTTAACTCTTCTCGCAACTCAATTTCTTCTCTAAGAGAATCAATAAGAGCCTGAGCTCCTTGCCACTTACGATCACCGTAGTACATCCAACCACCACGTCGTTCTACAATCCCGTTAAGGATAGACAAAGCAACAATTTCTTTACCGGTGTCATAGCCACCAGCATCGATTGCACCACCGTCTGCAAAGTAGAAATCTAAGTACGCAGTTTGCTGAGGTGGAAAAGTCTTGTTCTTAATTGTGCGAACACGAATAGTCTGTCCTACTCGACGCTTGCTTTCACCAGTACCTACCTCTACCCATTCATCCCGTTTTACTTCACACCGCACGCTGTATGCATAGTCCTTACCTAAACCACCAGGAGTGGTTCTAGGATCTCCGTGCATAACGCCAATCTTCATACGGTACTGATTAATCATAATTCCTAGTACTGGTCGTTCTGATTCGATGAGGTCTCGTTTGGTAGCTGACGCCACTTTTCTAAAGAACTTATTGGTAATAAGTGCGCCACGACCCACAGTAAATTCTTCCATGTGTTTTTGATCTTCTGCGCTAGGAACAAGGGCAGGAAGAGAGTCGACAACGACCATGTCCACAGCTTTGCTCTCCATAAATTGAATAACCGAGTCAAATGCATCCTCCATACTATTAGTTTCTACAAGTAATACGCGACTGTTATCTACTCCGCAAAGTTCTGCGTACTTAGAATCAAAGTCTTCTGCAGCAATCCATACCGCAGTAAAATCTGGATTAAGTTGTTGATTAGCAGCAATTGTTCTTAAAGCAATTGCAGTCTTTCCGTGGGAAGCTTCTCCAACTAACTCAACCCAACGATTCATAGGCCACCCACCACCTAGTACAACATCTAGTGTAAGAGAACCAGAGGTAATGCGTTGAGAAAGACGTGCTTCGCCAGCTAAAATAACTGTGTTTGCACCTAGCTTCTTATTAATACCGGCTGCAATTTTTAAAGCTTCTGCACTTAGTGACATTATCCAAGCCTATCTACGATTACGGTTGGGTTAAATCCTCCGTCTTGTGACGGTTGTTTAGCTGCAATTGGTGTGCCACCTTGTCCGGTGCCACCTACGCCTGTCCCAGCTTGAACAATTGGATACCCGCAATCATAGCAACGTTTACGTTGAGTGCCAACTGGGGCCATGTAATTGCCAGACATACATCCTGGACAACGCTCTTGGTCTCTAGCACTTTGAGCACGGGTAACTAATTGATCTTGGTTAGGGTCGTACGAAACTTGAACGTTAGGAGTTTGCTGAGGAGCGCGGTACACATTACCGGGCGGTAGTTGCGTAGGTGGCGTAGCCGATGCAGGCGCCGCAGTACCTAATTTATTTGCCCACCAATTATTACTCATTGTTCATACCTACTTTCGACTCGATTAGCCCAATATTTTTTAAAGTTGAAACACAAGAAACAGAAGAAGCTAAGGCAACCATCTTAAATAGATCGCTTAAAACATTTAGTCCGTCTACAGGTAATTCTTCAGGAAGTTCATTATCTAAAGTATATGCAGCAGTTGCAATCTTAGCCAAGATTTCAGAATGAGCGTCAATGAATGGCAATAGACCAGCAATGTTTCCCAGCCTAAGTTCATGAGCTTCTTCTTCCATATCAGCTACTTCATCCGAAATTGGAGGTAAACCCATCATCTCTGCAATACCCTCTGTTGGAGTAAGCATAGTGTCGTAAACAATTTGACGCATAAGAACACTAAGGGGAACTTGAGTAACGCTAACAACTTTTTTCTTACGTTTCCAAAACCTCATTTAGCCTCTCCCCATCGTTTAACAATCGTAATGTCAGCCAACATAGGTACGTTTAGTGCCTTGATGTCTTCCATAGCTAAACGAATTTGTTCAGCAGTTTCTTCAGCAAGCTCAGTAGGAGTAACCGTAACTAATTCATCGTGAACCGTTAAGATTAAAGAAGCCTCGTCTGGGATCATCTTGTTAGCCCTAATCATAGCAAGCTTAATAAGGTCTGCTGCCGACCCCTGAATAACCGTATTAAAGGCCTGTCGTTCTGCTCTAGAACGTTTCCAGACCTCATTAGACCTTAGGTCGGGTAGGTAGCGACGCCTCTTTAGAAGGGTGCTAGCAAAGGGAATAGGCGCCTGCCTACGGCTTTCTCCAATCACCTGCTTCTTATACCTAGCAACTGATGGAAACTTACGAATAAACTCGTCTAACAACTCTCTAGCCTCTGCTAAAGAACACCCTATTGACTCAGAAATCTTGTCTGGACCTACACCGTATGCAAGGGAAAGAACAAGTACCTTTCCGGCCTTACGATCTACGCCCATAGTATTACCGATAGTTGTATAGATATCCTCACCGTTTAAGTAAGCACCGCACATAATTCGATCTTGGCTAAACGAAGCAATAACTCTAGGCTCAATCTGGCTATAGTCAGCAACTACTAACGAGTGACCTTCCGGCGCTACAAAAAGATTACGGATAGCTTTTCCGTTAGTTGTGTGGGGAGCAGGGACATTCTGCAAATTAGGGTTACGACTAGAGAATCTCCCGGTCTCTGCTCCGTACTGAACAAAGTCGGTGTGGATGCGCCCCTTAAACATAATACTTTTCTTTGCCGTTACCTTGGACTTACCAAGGAGAGTTCTAGTTATATCCCCACCTAAATAAGGAATCACATAAGTAGTCAAAAGCTTATTAAGGTCAGAGTATTCAATAAGAGCATCTACCAACATATCTTTTCCTGCGTAAGCCTGTAAAGCCGGCTCTGCTACTGAGTAATCAGATACAGAGGGTGCCTGTCCTTCGTC